ACCATCGAGCCATGAGCTCAAGTTATACTGGCACGAGTCTTGCCTGATGGGGCTTGGACCTGTTTCACGTGGAACTTGGGCGACTGGCGGCGGGCCATGGGCCGAGAGGTGAGACCTCGCTCTAGCGGCTCCCCGATTAGAGGCTCTAAGGTCGAACCCACTCCAGGTGCTGGCCACCCCACTCCACCCCCACTCCAGGTAGCCAGGAGCAGGCTCCGCCCCGACACTCCTACCACTCCTACCACTCCACCCCCTCTAGAGGGCTGGGCGGTGGTGGGGTCTGGGATACCCTGAGATAGGACGGCAGGACACGACGACCCTCCCTGGGAGAGACCTGGAGTGGTAGGAGCGGGGTGGAGGGGGTGGAGTGGGGGGGTATCCGCATGGAGCAGGGCGGGGGGACCGCTCGACCGCACGTCTGCGTTTCACGTGAAGCACCCTTAGGCCCTGTGCCGAGGCCAGTGGGGGGCAGCGGGAAGGCCATGGTGCGGCGCAGCAGAGAGCCGGGGTCAGACCCATTGACCGCCCCAGTTAGCACTCACTAACCACGTGCAACGCCCCAGTTAGCGCTCACTACTTAGCAAGGCCCGTGCCAGATTACCCAGGGAGGTTCCAGGGAAGGCAAGATTCGTGCCAATGCCACCCCCACCCCTTGGAAAGGTTGAACCCGATCCGGGATTTGCCGGGATTCCTCTACATAGAAAAAACACCCCGGAACATGGCCTTAGGCCCCTATACCTCGCTCCGCAGTACCCGTACGAATTCCCACCCCAAATGCGGCTCGCTCCGGAAACGAAAAACCTCGCCGGGAATATAACTTGACGCAAGTCCCCGAACGTGGTATACTCGCCAGATGACTGAACTCGACCCCACCTACACCGCCGACCTCCAGGCAGGCCCCGTGGACCTTCAACAGGACTTCCCGGTGGCCACAATCCAGGCTCAAGAGCCCGTGGTGTTTGCGTATCCGCCCCTCACCCGTGAGCAAGAGGACTTCGCCTTGGCCGTGGTGGAGTACGGCGGCAACATCGCTGCTGCGTATAAGGCCGCGTTCGGCGATGATGCCAAGATGCCCACCGCCCGTGGTAAGGAGCTTATGGGCTTGCCTGCCGTGGCCCTCAAGATCAAGGCGATTACCGACAGTGTTGAGGACGCCTGCCTGATTTCAGTCGGCGCGCACCTTACCGAATTGGCCCGCATTCGCGACCTGAGCATTGCCACGGGTGAGCTCAAGGTGGCTTTCAGCGCGGAACGCAGCCGGGGCGAGGCGGTCGGTATTTACCAGAAGCACGACGCCAAGAACAAGAACCCTGGTGGCAACCAAGTCGTCATCCAGGTCAATATGGCTTCACCTCACGACAAGGACATCTGATGAACGGATTCGAACTTTCTGCGATCATGGGAGCGTGCTTCCTGGCTGGCGTGTTGTGCGCCCCCGCCATCACCGGTCTGATTGACCTGTTCTGGTCGCATCACCTGGGCGAAGAATAATGGCTCAGCGTACCGAATTCAAGCTCACCGCGAAGCAACAGGAGGCCCAAGCCATTCTGGCGGGGTCGGCCACGCACGGCATGCTTTACGGCGGCTCCCGTTCGGGCAAGACGTTCCTCCACGTCCGCAACATCGTGCTCCGCGCGCTCAAGGCATCCGGGTCCAGGCACGCCATCCTGCGTTTCCGTTTCAACCACATCAAAGCCTCGGTGATCTTCGATACCTTCCCGAAGGTCATGAAGGTCTGCTACCCGGAAATCACGTACAACCTGAGTAAGACGGATTGGTTCGTGCGCTTCCCCAATGGCTCCGAGATTTGGTTCGGCGGCCTGGACGACAAGGAGCGCACCGAGAAGATTCTGGGCCAAGAATACGTTACGATGTACCTGAACGAGGCCAGCCAGATCACCAACGAAGCACGCGGCATGGCGATGACCCGCCTTGCACAGCAGGTGGAGGTTGACGGCCAGCCCGGCGTCTACCTCAAGCCCCGCGCATTCTACGACTGCAATCCGTCCAACAAGATGCACTGGACGTACAAGCTGTTCATCCAGAAGGTCGACCCGGATACCAAGATCAGCCTGCCGAATCCTGCTGACTACGTGTTCTGCAAGATGAACCCGGAGGACAACAAGGAGAACTTAAGCTCCACGTACATGGACACGCTGGGGCAGTTGTCCGCCCGCCTGCGGAAGCGTTTCAAGGACGGCGACTTCGCCGACGCAACGCAGAATGCCCTGTTCAAGGACGAGATTATCGAAATGTGGCGGGCGGGGGATGATGACATTCCCGAGTTCGTCCGCATTGTGGTGGCTGTCGACCCGTCCGGCTCCGACGACAAGGACAACGCCGAGAACGACGCGATTGGTATCGTGGTGGCGGGCCTGGGTATCGACGGCAACGCATACATCCTGGAGGATTGTACCGTCAAGGCGGGGCCGAAGGTCTGGGGCGACGTTGCCACCTCCGCTTACGACCGGCACGAGGCCGACGTGATCGTGGGCGAGACCAACTACGGTGGCGCAATGGTGAAGTTCGTGATCCAGACCAGCCGTCCGAAGACCCCCTTCAAGACCGTCACGGCCTCCCGAGGGAAGCATATCCGGGCGGAACCCTTCTCGGCGTTGTACGAGCAGGGGAAAGTGCGGCACGTCGGGCGGTTCCAGGACTTGGAAGAGGAGATCGTGCACTTCTCGACGATTGGATACGTGGGCACCGGTTCCCCGAATAGGGCCGATGCTTTGTTTTGGGCGCTCGCAGAACTGTTTCCCGGCATGGTGAAGGGCCGGAAGGTTCGCGAGGAGATTGAAGACGATATGGGCTATGTGGCCGGGGATTGGATGGGATAATGAGAATCGGTGAACGCGTTTACGAAGGAGCAAAGTGCATGGTATCATTCTGCGATGCACTGCCTGCTCACATGAAGAAGGACATCCGCGAGATTTCGCACCTGCAGACCCTGCCGGAATTCCGGCACAAGGGCCATGCTACGGAACTCATGAATTACATCTGCAAGGATGCCGACAATCGCAAGATCGTCCTGGTCCTCATGGTGGAGCCCTTCGACGACGAGCCGATGTCGACTGAGCAGCTTGTCGAATGGTACGGGAAGTTCGGTTTCACGCCGCTCCCGAACGGGGACAAGGTGATGCTCGCCCGAATGCACGCAATTATCATCAAGACCAAGGGTAAATAATGAAACAAGACGGCACCCCCGAGAATCCCGACCAGAAGAAGGCCGGGGTAAGCGAAGGCCACAGCACCATTCTGGCCGAAATGAAGGAGCGTTTCCGCATTTCGGGGACCGCTGAGGGCGACTCCCGCAAGGAGGCCCTCAACGACCTGAATTTCCTGCGAGGCGACCAATGGCCTGAGGACCAGAAGCGCAAGCGCGAGGCCGAAGGCCGACCCTGCCTGACCGTCAACAAGATTCCGACGTTCCTGCAGCAGGTCACCAATGACCAGCGTCAGAACCGGGCCAGTATGAAGGTGTCCGCCGTTGGTATGGACGCCAGCACCAAGACCGCCGAACTGATCCAGGGCATGATTCGCCACATCGAATATGATTCGTCGGCGGACGCTGCTTACGACACGGCGGTCAACTCGGCGGCGGCGATCGGCTTCGGCTATTTCCGCTTCATCACCGAATATGAAGACCCGGAATCGTTCGATCAGGTGATCCGCATCAAGCGTATCCGCAACGCTTTCACGGTGTCCATCGACCCGTCAAGCGCCGAGGCGGACGGTTCCGACATGCAGTGGGCGCTGATCACCGAGAAGATGACCCGCGACGAGTTCAAGGCCAAGTACCCGGATGCCGAAATCACCCAGCAGGGATTCGACACTTACGCGGTCGGCGATGCCCATATCCAGGATTGGGTCTGGGAGCAGATGGTCCGCGTGGCCGAGTATTACAAGATCAAGTTCACCCCCGGCACCGTCTACAAGCTCGGCGATGGTTCCGTGACCTGGGAAAAGCCGCCTGCAGGCGTCAACGTGGTCGCCACCCGCAAGAGCGTCCGCCGCCAAGTCATGTGGTATCTCTGCACCCCTTATGAGGTACTGGAAGAGACCGAAATCATGTCGAAGTGGATTCCGGTGTTCCCGTGCTACGGTACGGAAATCGACATCGACGGCAAGGTGTTCCGGGCGGGCCTGATCCGCAATGCCAAGGACCCGGCAATGATGTACAACTTCTGGATGACCTCGGCCACCGAAGAGGTGTCCCTGCGTCCGAAGACCCCCTACATCGGCGCGGAAGGCCAGTTCGAAGGCCACGAGAAGAAGTGGAATCAGGCCAACAACCGCAGCTTCCCGTTCCTCGAATACAAGCCTATCGAAATCAACGGCCAGTTGGCCCCGCCTCCTCAGCGCCAAGCCATGGCGGATATCCCCAATGGCATGCTGATGATGGCGAACCATGCCTCGGATAACGTCAAGCAGACCACCGGGCTGTTCGATAGTTCGCTCGGGGCTGCGGGCAACGCCACCAGCGGCAAGCAAGAGCTCGCGCAGCAGAAGCAGGGCAATGTGGCTAACTACCACTACATGGACAACTTTACCCGGACCCTCCGTCACGCGGGCAAGGTACTCCTGGACATGATCCCGGCGTACTACGACGCCCCCCGGATCGTCCGGAGCCGGGGCGAGGATGGGACGACCGTGGCAGTGCCGGTCAACCAGCCAGTGAGCACCGACGAGGTCAAACCAGGAGCGAACCCGCAACCGGTCAGCCCGCAGGCGGCGGACCCTCTTGCCCTCGCAACCACGTTCATGCACGACCTGTCGGTCCGGCAATATGACATCGCAGTAACCTCGGGGCCGTCCTACGCCACGATGCGTGCAGAAGCAGCCGACGCAATGGTGCAGTTTGGCCAAAGCTGGCCGAAGCTGATGGACGTTGCAGGCGACAAGGTGGTCAAGGCAATGAACTGGCCGGGCGCGGAGGAGATTGCGGAGCGCATCGCCCGCACTATCCCGGCAAATATCAAGGATGACCCGCAAAATGGCCAAAGCTCCATTCCGCCCGAGGCACAGCAGCAAATCGCTGAACTTCAGCAAAAGCTCCAAGAAGCCCAGCAAGAAGCCGACAAGAACAATGCCGCCATCGAAAGGGAGCGCATTAAATCGACAGCGCAAGTCGAAGTCGCTCACATTGTCTCGGAGAGCCGAAAGGACACTGCGGAACTTACAGGACTGGTCAAGCTTCTTATCGCCAAAATGCAGCCTCCGCCCGGTCTCACTCAAGACGTCGCCCAGGATTGGTCGAACGGTGCTGCTACGCCAAGTGCAGACCCGAGCCCGGTGGCTCCTGGCGCGCCCGGACAGGAGCCCGCAGCCCCGCCAGCCCAGCCCGAACCGATGAATACGCCTCCTTCCCTACTCGGGGGGAATTGACAGCCACGAGGAATCGTGGTACACTACGGATTCGTGCCCCCGGTCGACCTGCCGGGGGGTAACACGCCCAAGGGTACGGCCCGACTTGTGGGAGTAATTACAAGGCCAGGAGTTCGCCAATGAGCGCAGAAGAGAGAAGTACCGCAGCACCCGCCCCGGTTAACGAAGGCCCGGTGATCATCACCGTCGCCGGACAAGAACCGGAAGCACAGGAAGCCCCGGCAGCAGCCGCCGCCCCGGCAACCGAAGCACCGAAAGCAACTGGCTCGGAAGAGCCTGCTCCCGATGGCAATCGCGACGACAAGGGCCGTTTCAAAGGTGGGGTCCAGGACCGCATCGATGAATTGACCCGCGCCCGCCGCGAGGCAGAACGCGAAGCCGAGTATTGGCGGGTCCGGGCGACCGGCGAAGCCCCCGGCGCAGCGAAGCCCGCCACCCCGGCGCAACCGCAGCAACCCGTGGCACCGACCCGCGACAAGTTCGCGACCGATGCCGAGTACATCGACGCACTGGCTGACTTCAAGGTGGATCAGAAGCTGGCTCAGCGCGACCAACAAGCCAAGGTGCAGACCGAGGCCACCGCGAAGGCGCAGTCCTGGGACCAGAAGCTGGCAGCAGCCCGCACTGAAATCCCGGATTTCGACAACGTGATGGACAACTCGACTGCCCAAGTGGCGGGCCACGTTGCCGAGCTCATTATGGAGCACGATGACGGAGCCAAGGTGGCCCACTTCTTCGCGTCGAATCCCGATGCCCTGGAAGCGGTGAACGCGATGTCCCCGGCGAAGGCCGCATTCGAAATCGGCAAGGTCGCCGCGAAGTTTGCAGCAGCTGACGCCGCCAAGGCAGCAGGTTCCTCCGAGCCAGCCGTCGAGGTGAAAGTATCGAAAGCACCGCCCCCGGCAGGCCGCCAAGTGGGTGCGAGCGCAGCAACGGCCCCGTCCCTGGAAGACCTTTCCATGGATGAATACGTTGCCCGCCGCAAGTCACAAGGCGCAAGCTGGGCGCGTTAAAAACCCCTTCAGCTTAGGAAATAAACATGTCCAACGTACTCGCAACAACCGCAGTGGTGGCCAAGGAAGCCGTCGCCATCCTGGAAAACATGCTGGGCTTCTCGTCGATGGTCAACCGCGATTGGGAGGATGAATTCACCTCCAACATGTCGCGCGGCTACTCGCCGGGCCAGACCATCAACATCAAGCGCCCGCCGCGTTACCAGTACCGCGATGGCCGCGTCGCCACGCCGCAGAGCACCGTCGAGTCGACCATCCCGCTGACCCTGGCGCAAGGTGGTTGCGACCTGCAGTTCACCGGCGCTGAGCGCACCCTGACCCTGTCGAAGCTGGAAGACAAAATCCAGGCAGCGATCGCCACCGTCGCCAACGAAATCGACCGTCGCGGCCTGGACATGGCCCGCCTGAACTCGCCGAACGTGATCGGCACTCCGGGCGCTGCCCCGAACACCCAGCTGGCCGCGATGCAAGCTGTGACCGGCCTGAATCAGCGCCTGGACGAACTCGGTGCCCCGCGTGACAAGCGCCGTGGCCTGATCATGAATCCGGCCCTGAACGCTTCGATGGTCGTCGGCATGTCGGGCATGTTCAACTCGGCCTCGATCATCGACAAGCAGATGAAGCAGGGCATGATGGTGGATTCGCTGGGTCTGGCTTACGCCATGGACCAGAACGTCCAGAACCACGTCAACGGCTCGCAGCCGGTCGGCGCGGCAACCGTCAACGGCGCTGGCCAGTCGGGCAGCGTGATCAACGTCAACGGCGGCACGATCACCGGCAACATCACCCGTGGCTCGAAGATCAGCTTCGCTGGTGTCTACGCCGTCAACCCGCAATCGCGCCAGTCGACCGGCACGCTGGCTCAGTTCGTCGTGACCGCCGACGCTGCAGCCGGTGCAACCTCGCTGTCGATCAGCCCGGCTCTGATCCCGACCGGCGTGTTCCAGAACGTGTCCGCGAGCCCGGTCAACGCCGCCGCCGTCACGATCTTCGGCACCGCCAGCGGCCAGTATGCCTTCAACCCTGGCTTCCACAAGGACGCATTCACGCTGGCCATGGTGCCGATGTGGGCTCCGAAGGACGGCAAGGGCGTCGTCGACGTTACCCAGACCGAGTACAAGGGCTTCCGTCTGAAAGTGACGGAATTCTACGACGGCATGGGTGACACTTCGATCATGCGTATCGACGTGCTGTACGGCTGGGCTGCGCCTTACGCCGAACTGTCCTGCGGCTACGCGCTGTAAGACGACCTGGGGGCTTCGGCCCCCTTTCCATGAACTTCGAGGAACCATCATGAAAAATACGCTGAACCGCCTGAAACTGCTGCTCCTGACCGGCCTCGCCGCCGCCTTCTCGGTGGTCGACAAAGCCGCCGACGCCGTCACCAACTTCGCCGACCGCCACCTGACCGGCGCATCCGCTCCGCAATTCGGCCTGCGTCGCCAGGGCGGATTCATCCTGGTCGGCACGCGCCCGATCCAGGGTTACCAGCCCGGCACCGTCATCGAATTGTCGGCGTCGACCGAAGCGGCCCTGGTCCAGGCTGGCCAAGCCTCGGTGTCGGCGGGTCCCCCGACCCCTGGCAACGTCTCGACCACGGCCACTGGCGGCTGTGCTGGCATTTCGGCGGGCCAATCGTCGGTGACCATCACCAACCCGCTGATCAACCTGCAATCCATCGTCTACGCGGTGATCGCCCAGGCAGCGGCTGACGGCACCTTGACCTCGGTCCAACGCGTGGTCCCGGCCAATGGCTCGGTGACCATCTACGGCAACGCCAACGCGACTGCCGCCGTTTCGGTCGATTGGGCCATCCTGAATCCGGGCGGCTCCCTCACCAGCCCGCAGTAATCCACCGGGGGCTTCGGCCCCCAATTCCTAACTCCAGGAGAACAACATGTCCGATATCCAAGAATACCCGAAAATGCTGTACCATGACGGCGACCTGACCAAGCAGCGTATCGTCAACAACGCCGACGAGGAAAAAGCCCTCGGCGACGAGTGGCACGATGCTCCCGATGGCTCGGTCACCACCGTCACGGCCTGATCCCGCCCCTCGGACCGGTCCGCACGGGCCGACATAGCCTGGACCGGTCCGCCCGCCTCCCGTAGCCTCTAAGAGAAAACCATGTCCCAATCCATCGCAGTAGTCGACCTGATCCGTCGTTCCATGTACCTGATCAATGCGATCGCTGCGGGCGAGATTCCGGACAATGCTGACCTCAACGACGCGCTGCTGACCCTCAATGAAATGCTCGACGGCTGGGATACTCAGCCTTATGCCGTATATGGCAGCACCAACGAGAATTGGGTCCTGACTCCAGGACAGGCCACCTACAATTGGGGTCTCACCGCTGGCCCGACCGGTTTCACCACGCAGCGCCCGGTCCGAATCAATAATGCCACCTGCATCCGCAACGGCGTGTCCACCCCCGTGGAAGTCGTCACGCAGGACCAATACGACAGCATCGCTCTCAAGAGCACCTCGCAGCCTCTCATCGAGAAGGTGTTATACATCAATTCCTTCCCGTTGGGGGTGTTGACCTGCTTCCCGGTCCCGACCGAGGCAGTCACCCTCTCGTTCCAGACCGACCGCCAATTCGCGACCCCGCTGACCTTGCAGACCGTGCTGAACCTCCCGCCCGGCTACTTGCGCGCGATCCGGTACAATCTGGCGGTCGAACTCTGGCCCGAGTACACGAATAGCACCACCGATATCACGTCGGTCAAGAACATCGCGAAGCAAGCGCTGCGTGACATCAAGAACGCAAACAGCGACCCGACCCCGGCCACGTTCGACGATATCCCGAATGTCCAGTCGGGCCGTAGCTGGGATTGGAGGGTTGGATAATGCCTGAACTCGTTGGATTCGTGGGTAGTTCCCACAAGGACCGTGCAGCGAGCTTCGACGCTCAGCGCACGGTCAACATGTATCCGGAAGTGTCGGCCAGTTCGACATCCAAGACCCCAGCCAAGCTGGTGAGCGCCCCCGGCCTGCAGTCGTTCTGCGACTTCACCGCAGTCGGCGATCGTGGTGTTCGCGGCATGTTGGTATTCGATGCGAACAGCTTGTTCGTCGTGACTGGCCCGAAGGTCCTCCGGGTCACTGCTGCCGGGGTCGCGACCGTTATCGGCGCGATTACGTCCGTGGATACCCCCGTGTCGATGGCCACCAATGGCATCAATGTGGTGTTCGTAACCGGCACCGAGGCGTACGTGATCGATCCCGCCGCCAACACGGTCACGAAGTACGTCGACGCGAACTTCTTCGGGGCCGATGCGGTATACTTCATCAACGGCAGCTATCTGTTCAATCAGCCCAACTCGGGCAAGTTTTGGGGCATGAAGCCGTACTCGACCACCATCGACCCGCTGTGGTTCGCCACTGCCGAGGCGACGCCGGACGCGCTTATCACCCTAGCAGTGGCGAACCAAGAGGTATGGCTGTTCGGCACGCAGACGCTCGAAGTATGGGCTCCGGACCCGACTCAGCCGTTCCCGTACTCCAAGATTCCAGGTGTCCTGATTGAGCAAGGCTGTGCCGCCAAGTCGAGTGTCGCCCGGATGAACGGATCGTTGTTCTTCTTGTCGGCCAACGACCAAGGCCAGGGCGTCGTATTCCGCACCCAAGGTCTGGCGACTTCGCGCATCAGTGACCACTCGCTCGAACAGGAGATCGCGACTTACCCGGTGATTTCCGACGCTATCGGGTTCACGTATGCCGCCGAGGGCCACTATTTCTACATGTTGACCTTCCCGACCCAAAACATCACTTGGGTCTACGACATGACCAGCGCCACGTGGCACCAGCGTGCATGGCTCGATATTACCGGCACTTTCTCCAGGCATCGCGGCAATTGCCACGTGTTCTTCGGGGGGGCGAATATCGTCGGCGACTGGAATCGCGGCAAGCTCTACAAGATGTCCACGCTGTTGTACACGGATGACGGCAATCCCCTGGTGCGCCTTCGCACTGCTCCGCACCTGAGCAAAGGGGGCACGAAGGTCTCGTACAACAACATCGAATTCGCCATCGAAACCGGCGTCGGCCTCCAGTCCGGCCAGGGCTCCGATCCCCAAGTCAAGTTGCGCTGGTCCGATGACTACGGCCACACATTCAGGAACGCCCGGATGAAATCGATCGGCAAGGCGGGCAACTTCCGCCAACGCGTCCGCTTCCTGCGCCTCGGTCAGGCCCGCGACCGGGTATTCGAATTGTCCTACTCGGAGCCGACCCCGTTTACCGTCATGGGAGCGTACTTCAATGTCGAACAATAATCAGACTTATATCTCACAAGACACGCCGATTTCCGACATGGATCGGCCCAACCTGTTTTCCCGGCAGTGGTTCCGCTTCCTCGACGTCGTGGCCAAGAAGCTGCGCATGTTGGACGGGACCACCACCGACACCGCCACGGCGGGAACTGCAACCCTCCCGGCGCAGCCTGCCGGTTTCATGATTATCAACGACAACAACGGAGTGGCCCGAAAGGTGCCGTACTACAATGCGTAATTTCCAATGCCTCGCTGCAAACGTCGACACGATCCCGCTGCTGAATGCCATCATGCGCCAGCCGGACCTGTGGAATCAAAACACCCTGCGCACCGACCACCCGAACACGGCCCATGCTGCGGTGGACGACATCTGGCTGCGCTTCAACAAGATCGAGGAAGATGTCCCCGAGAAGGTTGTCGACGATATCGAGTGCATCAATTACCCAGCGTGGTGGCGGCTTCCGCAGGCTCAGGCCCTGGTGTTTGACCTCATGCGTCGCGTCGGCGGTGAGCGCCTCGGGCGGGTGCTCGCGACCCGTCTAGCTCCAGGCTGCAAGATCACACCCCATATTGACGGCGGCGCTCCGGCGTGGTACTATGAGAGGTTCCACATCGTCCTGAACTCGGCACCGGGTTGCCTGTTCCGTTCGGGGGATGAAATGGTGTCCATGCAGACCGGCCAAGTATGGTGGTTTGACAACACCAAGGAACACGAGGTCATCAACAACAGCGCTGATGACCGCATCCACTTAATCGTTGATATCCGGACATCAGAATGAGAACCTACCAGCTTGAGAGCTTCGAAGATCGCCTTGAAGAACTGAAAGTCCTGCTCCCCGAGCACTATAAAGAGCTCGCAATGGACCAGGACCGCGTACCGCTGTCCCCGTCTTACAATGTCTACATTGGGCACGAGCGCGACGGCCAGTTGATCTTCATGACGATGCGCGATGACGGCAAGCTGGTGGGCTACTTCATCGGGTTTATCTCGCCGGGCCTCCACTACAATACCTGCCTCAGCTGCAAGATGGACATCTTCTTCGTCCACCCCTCAGCACGCGGTAACGGGCTCCCCGGCGTTCGCCTGTTCCGTGCGGTCGAGAAGGAGCTCAAGCGGCGTGGTGTCCAGCGCTGGTACGTCGGCTGCAAGCTGAAGGCAGATGCAAGTGCGATGTTCAAGCGCCTCGGCTTTGAGCCGATCGAAATTTATCATTCCAAATGGATCGGAGGCTAATATGGTAATTGCAGCAGTCGTGGTGGGCGGCGCAGCGGTGGCGGGGGCGGCAATCGCGTCCGACGGTACTCGCCACGCCGCCAACACCCAAAAGGACGCGGCCAACAAAGCTGCAGACCTGGGGGCGGCTAATGCCCAAAAGGCAGCTGATGTGCGTGTGAAGGCGATCAACGACTCGACTGATCAACAGTTGTCGGGCCTGAACTCTTCTCACGACATCAACACGAAGACGATTGCCGACGCCTCGGCGGCGCAGACAGCCGCCATCAATTCGTCAACGGAGCAGCTTATCGACGCGGCCAAGCAGGCCCAGACCGTTTACGAACAATCGCTGCAGACCGGCACGCAGCAGCAGATCGACGGGGCCAAGCAGGCCCTGCAACAACGTGTCGACGCCGCCAACGCTGCGACCGCCGCCATCACCGGGGGCCGGAATGATGCCAACGCCTTGTATCAGGCAGGTATCAGCGCAGCCAACGCGAATTACATGGCGGCTATCAACAGCGCCAAGGGCGACATCGACGCCGGGGTCACTGCTGCGAACAAGGTTCTGCAGGACCAGTACTCCACCGATGTTGCGAACTACAAGCCGATCATCCAGACCGGCCTGGACGCCAATACCCAGCTTGCTGCCGGGGTCAAGGACGGCGGTGAATTCAACCAGAAGCTGACGGCCGATCAGATCATGGCCAATGACCCTGGCTACCAGTTCCGCAAGGATCAGGGTCAGAACATGGTCGAAAATTCGGCGGCGGCGCGGGGCGGTCTGTTGTCCGGCAACGGACTCAAGGCGATCACCGACTACGGCCAGGACTACGCGTCGAACGAATACAACAACTCGTGGACGCGTTACCAGACCGACATGCAAAACCGCTTCACGCGGCTGAGCTCCTTGGTCAACACCGGCCTCGGCGCGACGAATTCGGCATCGCAGTTGGGTGTGACCTATTCCGGCAAGCAGTCCGACAACCTGACCAACGCGGGCACCCAAAAGGCGGGCCTGGATCAGGCAGGCGGCGCTTACACCAGCGGCAACATCAAGGACGGCGCGGCCTACGCTGCGGGCGTCGCTGCTGCGAATGGCCAAACCAGGGGCGATAACCTGAGCAACATCGGCACGATGACGGGCAACACGACCCAGACCGTCGCCGGGCTGAACAGTGATTTGACCACGAATCTCGGTGCGTCGCAGGCGAATAACTTGGTCGCCATCGGCAACTTGAATTCGTCGAAGACCATCGACCTGGGTAACGTCGACACGTCCCGCATCAATGCCTCTGGCCAGAACGATTCGCTGCTCGCTCAAGGCACGGCAGGCATCAAGGCCAACGGCACCCTCGCTATCGGCAACGCTACGGCAGACGGTATCAACGCTGTCACCAATGCTCAGACCAACGGCATCTACGGTGCGGCCAATGCTGAGGCGGCGGGCGCTGCGGCTCAGGGCCAAATCTGGCAGGGTGCGCTCAACCGCATCGCCAACACTTATACCACCTTCAAGACCATGGGCTCGAAGCCCTCGGGAGGTTAACATGCCGGAACTGAATCCCAATCTCATCCTTGCTGGCGCAAACAACGCCTATGCACCGCTGAACGACCTGTCGTCGGTCTACCTGAACGCCCAGAAGTATCAGGGCCAACAGAATGAACTCGATGCGCAGGCCGCGACCCAGCGTCAGACTCAAGTCATGAACGACGCATATAAGGCCGCGACCGGGGCAGACGGAACCGTCGACCCGAACAAGGTGCGGGCCGGACTGGCGCAAGGCGGCGCGGGCGTTGCAATTCCCGGCTTCAACAAGGCGAATGCCGAACTGGCCCACGTGAACGCTCAGACGTCCCAAGCCAACGCGGTCACCGACCAAACCACGCATGCTACCCTGCAAAAGGGTCTGGCCATGGTGGACGGCAGCATCGCCGGTCTGGCGGCTGACCCGCAAGTGACCCCGCAGAAGGTCATGGCCGAGACCGCCCGGCTGGCGAATGCCGGTGCCTTCGATGTCCAGGCTAAGCATGCGGGCGTCGATGTCGATACCTATGCCCGCAACCTCGTGTCGACGATGCCGATGAGTGACCCGCAAGCTTTGCATGGCTGGCTGGTTCAAGCCGGTATGCGTGCCGCAGATGCCAATGAGCGCCTGAAAACCATGCTCCCGCAATTCAACTCACAGGATCGTGGTGGCGTCGTCAACAATGGTACGGTCGACCTGCTCACCGGGGTCCGCTCGGACGGCACCGATGCCGCCAAGACCATTACCCCGGACGCAGCAGCGTCGGACGCAACCCAGCGCCGGGGCCAAGATATGACTTCCAGGACGGCCCACGACCAGATCGATGCCACGAAGGAAGCAGCGTCGAAGGACGACGTACCCGACGAGCAGATTGGGTCCGTGGCTAAAGCGATCGCCGAATACCGCCAAGCCCCCATGAGCCCTTATGCTGCGTCCAAGCCGGGCGGTATGAAGGTCATGGCGGCGGTCTACGCTGCAAACCCGAACTACAACGAGCAGGACTATCACACGTCCCAAGCCGCCGACAAGAACTTCGCGCAAGGCACGCTCGGCACCAAGGTCCGTGCCTTTAATGCGGTGACTTCGCACTTGACGACGTTGGGTGGGCTGGTCGATAACCTGAACAACCGCAGCGCCCCCGCCTGGAACTCGCTGGCCAACGCTTGGCAGAATCAAACGGGCGGGACCGCTCCGCAGAACTTCGAAGCCGCTAAGCAACTGGTAGCTAAGGAGCTCGTGTCGGCGATGGTGGCAAATGGTGGTGGCGAACATGAGCGTCAAGCAATCGAATCGACCATCGCTCACGCAAGCTCCCCGCAGCAGTTGAAGGGGGTGATTACTACGTACCAACACCTGCTGGTCGGCCAGTTGAACGCCCTGGGTCAGCAATACGAGTCCGGCACCAAGCGCAAGGATTTCTCGGACCGCTGGCTCTCCCCCGAGGCCCGCACCATCCGCCAGACCATGTCCGGCGCACCGGCTGGCCCCGCCGCTGTGCCTGGAGCACCTGCCCCGGCCCCGAGCCCGGCCTCGACCCAGAGCGCCTCCGGAGCGATGAAAGCTCCGCAGATCGACTCGTTCTGGCACTAAGGAGACGCAATGCCTTTTGACATCGATTCAGCCCGCAAAGCCGGTTTCACCGACGACCAGATCGCCGACGAAATGGGTGCCAAGATGGGCTTCAATGTGGCGGGGGCTCGCAAGGCGGGCTTCACGTCGCAGCAAATCCTCGCACGCTTGCAGCAGCCGTCCCCCAAGGATGCCGCTCAGGCCCAAGTCGCCAAGGACACCGGGACCGGCGAAGCCATCCTGGTGGGGGCGGGCCATACCTTCGACCGCATCGGTAAGGGCATGAAACAGGGCTGGTACGCCGTGACCGGCAATGACAAAGCCTCCGCCGACCTCAAGCAGCAAGCTGATGAAGAGGAGCACGCATATCAGGCGCTCCAGAAGGAACACCCGGTGGCCACGGGGGTCGGCGAGACCCTCCCTGCTCTCGCTGTTCCAGTCGGTGGCGGTGCGGTCTCGGCAGGTAGTGCGGCCCTCCGGATGGGAGCGGCAGCAGCAGCCACGAAGGGAGCCGAGTACGGCACTCCGGGCGAACGCCTGGAAAACGCGGCTATCTCGGGCGTAACCACCACGGTCGGCGGGGTCGTGATCCCGAAGGCGGCACAGGCGCTGGGCAGCGTAGCGAAGACGGGCCTGAAATCCCTGGCTGGCAAGATCACGCCGGAAGCCCTGGCCCTGTACGACAAGGCGAAAGCCCTGGGCGTGCCGGTCAACGTGGCACAGCTGGGCGACAGCAAGTTCGTGAAGACTCTGGCGTCGACCCTGGAGCATATCCCGTTCACGGGCGCGGCCCAATGGGCGGAGAAGCAGCGCACGGCCTTCACCAACGCAGTCGGTAAGACCTTCGGGGAGGACGTACCCAAGATCACGCCCGAAGTATATGCGTCCGCGAAGAAGCGCATCGGCGACACCTTCAACGACCTGACCAAGCGCAACGACCTGAATGTCGACCCGGCCCTCGCGAAGCACCTGGACGGCATCAGCAAAGACGCGGCCAACACCGCCAGCGACGACACCCGTGCGGCAATCGAAAACATCCTGGGGCGAATCGATGAACAAGGTAGCACGACCGGGGGCAACGTACCGGCCCAAACTTCGAACATCCTCGGCACAAACGGCCAACCGATCGTCACCGCCCCCGCAACGAGCGCGCCAGCGGTCACCAAAGTCGCGGGCAGCACTTACCAGTCCATCGACACCGAACTCGGGAACATGATCAAGGCGGGGGGCGAGAAGGGCCAGTACGCTAAGCGGCTGCAGTCGGCCCTTCGCGACGGCATGGACCGCTCGGTTTCCGGGGCCGATAAGGACGCCTGGATGCAAGCCCGTGGACAATATCGCAATCTCAAGGCCGTACGCGACATCGTGGCCAAGGACATGGGCAACGGCGATGTTCCACCGACTGCCTTGTCAAACGCCCTCAACTCGACCGAGGCCGGGAAAGAGGCAATGGCGATGGGCGGGCGCGGGACCTTGGGCGATCTGGGTCAAGTCGGACGGCAGTTTGTCCGCGATCAGGTCCCGAACTCGGGTACGGTCCCCCGGTACATGGCCTTGAGCATCCTGGGAGGCGGCGCGGCGACTGGCGGCGCACATGGTGTCGCGGGCCTCGCCACGCTGATGGCAAGCGGCGCGACCACGGGCCGCATCCTGCAAAAGGTGCTGACCAATCCGAAGACTGTGGACGCACTCCGTCGCCAGGGTATTTCGATGTCGGACCTCATGAAGATGCCACCCAGCAAAATTGCACAACTCGTCGGCGGTTCCCTCGGGGGCGCAGCCGGTGACAACATGGAGAATTAAATGCCGAGCCTACTCCCAACCGGTAAACAGCAATACTTCGATAACGCGGGCGTGCCGTTGGTCGGCGGCAAGCTCTATACTTATGCAGCGGGCACGGCCAACCCGAGGGCGACCTACGCGGACAACCAAGGCGTGACCCCGAATCCGAACCCGGTAATTCTGGACGGTCGAGGCGAAGCCGTGGTGTTCTGGAGCGGCACTTATGACGTAGTGCTCCAGGACTCGCTCGGCAATGTGATCTGGTCCGTCCAAGGCGTGGCCGAGAGCAATCTGGGTGCTCGAACTTCCAGCACGGGAGCGGCGGTCACGCCTGCAGGTACGACCGCACAACGCGACGCGGTTGCTATCCAGGGGTACATGCGCTACAACGTCGACCTCAACAGCTTCGAGGGGTATTACGGCACGTGGCAGTCATTCGTCCGCAGTGTTGGCGGCGTGGCTATCCCGGACGGCGGTGCGGTCCCATTGAAGACGGTGGGCGGGGTGTCCCTTGTGGGTGCAGGCGACATTGCCGTTCAATCTCCGCTGGTGTCGGGGGTCAACATCAAGACCCTGGCCGGTGTTTCTATCTTGGGGGCGGGCGATCTCACCACGTCCAATCCAGGGTCCACTTTGTTTCTTAACGCGAATTACGGAGGTCTCTAATGGCTGCTAATACCAATCCAATCTTCCCTGTTGCCCCGTTGATGGGCATCGCTTCCTTGATCGCCGCCGCCGCGATCACCAACCATGCTCGTATTGTGGGCACCGCTGGTCTGGCGCAATTGACGCCCACGACCGTGAACGGTGCCCGCATCGACCAGATTACCGTCACTGGCAAGGCCAACACCGCTGCCGGGGCCGTCGACATCTGGATTTACGATGGCGTGAACAGTCATTATTTCACGTCCATCGACCTGACGGCGAACACGGTCAGCACCACCAATGACCCGCTGAGCGTCGCGAAGACCTTCACCACGCTGGTACTGCCCCCGACTTATCAGCTGTTCGTGTCGGAAACCATTCAACAGGACGTGACCGTGTTCGCTCACGGCGGGAGTTACTAATGACTTTCCCGGCTGGTTTCACGGTCCCTCCGGGGGCCAAATCGCTGGTGATGACCACCAGTGGAGTGTTTCCCCCGCAACCTGGGGCTAACTTCTACTTTGTAGAGGCCATTTCGGGCGGCGGCGGTGGCGCAGGCGGCGGCAGCGGGGGGTCGCCTTCGGGCGGGGCGGGCGGGGCAGGCGGCGGTATCGTTTGCTGCTTATTCCCTGCCGCCTTCTTGACCGCGCCCGTGCCTGTCATTGTGGGCGCAGGCGGGGTGGGCGGCGCTGGTTCGGCGGCGGGGGTGAGCGTTTATGGCTCGAACGGCACCGCAGGCGGCACGACGTCGTTTGGCGGCTTTTTCACCCTGCCGGGCGGCAATGCCGGTCAGCCTGGACAAGTGACCGTCACCGGTGGATACGCACAGCAGGGGTCGTTTGCTGTGTTCAACTCCGCAGGCGGGGGCCAAGGAGGCAAGGGCACCGATTCGGGGACGGCGGGCACCAGCGCGCAGAATCTCGGGTATGTTGCCCCGACTGGTGGTGGTGGTGGACAATCGCCATTCGTCGGCGGTGGTCCATTCACTGGTGGATTCACTGTCGGACCGGGCGTGAACGTCCCCGCGACCCCAGCGAACGCTAACGGTGGCGTGGGCTACTTCGGCGGGATGGCGGTGGGCACGGGGGGCGGCGGCGGCACGGGCGGTGACAATACCGTTCCCGGAAGTCCTGGTGGTAATGCCACGGCGAATGGGGGCGGTGGCGGTGGTGGTGGCGCTGCGTACGCTGCTCAGGCTGGCGGCAAAGGCGGCAATGGCTTCCGTGGTGAAGTCCGTATCTACTGGTGGTAAGGAGCAGACATGCGTGCAGCACAAATTGAAGATGGCGTGGTGGTGAACTTCGCCGAGGTGAACGCGTTCGACGGTCATCGCTTCGTCGATCCGGCCGATTCCAATGTCGGTCACTTGTGGGACGGGGAGAAGTTCACGCCACCGCCCCCCGTGTTGCCGACCGAGGCGGAATTCCTGGTGGCGGTCGACGGGATGCTTGCCGAGGGCGCGGCCCGCAGAAACTACGACTCGATTCACACGGCGGCTCTCCGCGCCGGGTATCCGGGACCATTTCACGACGAGGGGGTGACCTATGCAACTTGGATGGATTCTGTTTACAGCACTTGCTATACTCTTCTGGGCAAAGTCCGGGCGGGACAAATGGTCTGCCCTGCAACAACGGCCGACCTCTTGGGCCTCCTGCCTCAGTGCCCAATTAACGCAGGTCCTGCTGGCGCTTGATCAACTCGGCAACGCCCTCCTCGGGGGGTGGGCCGATGAGAGCATCAGCGCTCGCTCGTGGCGGTGTAGGAATAGTCCTACAGGGGGGATTGCCAGGAAGATAGTCGACGTGGTATTCTTCTGGCAGTACCGTCACTGCGAGCAGGCGTACCAGTCGGAAAAGCTCCGAACTCAACTACCTCCGGAAGAGAGGTAGACCTTCAATGTCCAACCTAGGGAACAACGTGCCAATTCACCTCACGGACGCCCAAATCGACGAAATCGCCGAGAAGGCAGCTGAAAAGGCTGTCGCCAAAATGACCGCTCACATCTACCAGGAAGTGGGCAAGGGTATCATCAACAAACTGCTGTGGGTGATCGGCGTTATCGTCGTCGGCACCTACGGGTTCTTGTCCGCGAAAGGAATCATCAAGTGAACCTCACCCCCCATTTCACCGTCGAAGAGCTTGTGCGCAGCGACACCGCCACTCGCCTGTGTATCGATCAATCCCCGTCCGTCGACGTGATGCGCAACCTGCGTACCACGGCCCAAGAACTGGAAATCGTTCGCACGCTGCTGGGCCACCCGATCCATGTGAACTCGGGCTACCGCAGCTTGAAGCTCAACACGGCGGTGGGGGGTGCCCCTAATTCCGCACACTTGACGGGTCGCGCCGTGGACTTCACCTGTCCCGAATTCGGCACCCCGCAAGCAATCGTCAAATTCCTGTCCGAGCGCCCCGAGGTCGAGTTCGACCAGCTGATTTACGAGGGCACCTGGGTCCACATCGGTTTCGCCGACCATCCCCGCCGCCAAGTTCTGACGGCCCATTTCGGCGGCGCGACCCATTATACGCTGGGGGTCGAATGAAGAAGATTTTCCAGGATATGTTCACCGAGCCGGACAACAAGACGTTCTGCCCGGCCCGCCTGATTGCGCTGGGTCTCGCCGTTGGCGGGATCGCCCTGGCAGTGGTCGACGTGGTGCTCCATAAACGTCCATTCGACCTGCAGGCGTACGGGGTCGGGGCGGGGGCGCTGCTGGGTGGCACGGGCGCGGCCCTGGGCCTCAAGAAGGATTCGTGATGCTCGAAGCCCTCCTGCTCCGATTCGCCCCCTATCGCATCGTGCTGGAACTTGCTCTTATCGGCGGCGGCGCTCTGGTGGGGGCCTATGAAATCCACAAGTTCCTGATGCACGAGCGGAATCTCGGGGCGCAGGAGGTACAAACTCGCTGGGATACCGCAAAAGCCGAGGCCGAGAAGGCCCAATCGGAGCGGGAGGAGCAATGGTCTCAGCGGCTACAGGAGGCGAACGCCCATGCGAACGAACGTGAACAAACCATCCGCACTCTCGCTGCTGCTGCTGGCAACTCTGATGGCCGGTTGCGCGACACCCTCGCCGCGATCCGAGCCAGTGTTCCCCAAGCTACCCCCGAGACCCTTGGCCACACAGTCACAACCCTTAGTGCCGTACTCGAAGAGTGCACAGGAAGATATCGACAGTTGGCTGAAAAGGCTGACCGGCACGCAGCCGATGTGAAAACCCTGCAGGAGGCGTGGCCAGTCGACCCGCCTCCTGCAAAGAAGTAGTTACGCGGTCTCGTCGACCGGCTTCGGGAAGGGTTGGGATTTCCGGGCCGCGTCGATTGCAGGCCACAGGTGCGGGGAAGTTGCCTTGTCCAGTTCGTAGGCGTAGGTACTTCCCATCCACTTCCCAGACGGGCGCACTTTCTTAAAACCGATCCCCCGCAGAATCTTCGTCAGGCGCACCACGTCGTTTTGTGACTGGCGGGCCGCGTCGATCTGCAGCAGGATTCCCAAGATGACGTGCATCGGGCCGAGGCGGATATTGAAGTCCTCCGTCTTCTGGCCCTTCTCATAGCGCGGCACAGCGTAGAACACTTCGTTCGAGTAGTTGTCCGGCTCGGTAAGGGCCATGCGAATCTTGAGGAACCAGGGCTCCGAGTTCTCGATCGACATTTGGCGGTCGCTCTGCTCTTCCACGACCAGTTCCTTAGGCACGGTGTACCAGTCCTCGCCGCCTTCGTACGCCTCGACCGCCTCGGCCCATAGCTGGTCCCGGTCCTCTTTCAGGCGGGCGCTAGAGACCGGCCCACACTCC